ACTCGACAAGCCGCAGAACAGAAAAGACACTTGCCAAGGTTTACCCCTCACAGGGTAATGGTGTGGGTTTGGGAAGAAAACGAAATGATAGTGACAACAGACAATACACGAAACACAAAGCACGAAACACAACAAGCCTTTCAAGAGACATGAACCCGACGAAATGATTCGCTACTCTTGAATGTCGGCCTTTTGCGAGAGAACTTACAAGGTTCCTGCATCTGGATCGGAGTGTTTTTCGAGACACCACGGTTATCTATCTCCGTCTATCTTCCCTCCCCACCGGATCAGATAAGACCATGCTTCCTAAGAAGCACGGCGCTATCATCACCAATTGAAATATGATTATTCAGATTCAAACTTACCCTTGAATCTTCAAGATCGCTCAACCGTTGCTTTTCCTCCTTGAGAAGTTCCGCGAAATGCTTCACTTCTTCCGGAGTGAGCAAACAAATAGGAACTGTCGTGGATGGCATCCGATATGCGTCTGTGTCTGACTTTTCAAGAAGACTGCGCTGATACGCAATTATCTTGTCGTGATTTTGTGTGGTCTCGCCTTTGACTCCGGCCATGGTTGTATAGATTTGAATCAACCGTTGGGAGTGTGCGATATCAGCCAAAATTTGCTCGATGCCAGTTTTGACATTCTGAGTGGCAATTTCAACGCGAAGTTTTGCCAGAATCTCTGACAACATTCGTTTATCGCCAAGAAGATCGGCATATTTCAATTTGGCCGCTTCAATGTCCGCGACTTCCGATGTGATCATCGAATAGTTGACTATTGTCGGAATGCTATTGGCGTTAACCAAAGCCTCAATAGCTGCCTTCAGTTTCAAGGCTCGTTTCAGTGTGATCGTGTGCATTTCTAACCCTCTCTATGCAGCGCCATAATGAATGGCCAGAGCGGCCACAAAAACAGCACCAATAAGCATCACCAGAAGAATATACCCATCGTATTTTGACGTCATAAATTTCATCAATGCACATTCCTTTTTCGAATCAAATCCATAGTTTCTTGTGTGACCTTGATTTCAAGTTCCTCTTGTTCTTCCTCTAAAGAAATCGCTGTGCATTGAATGCAAATACGCTTCCCTTTAGGAACATTTGGCCGATGTTGAATTCGTCGACCGCATTGAAAACAGTCTTCGAAAACATTATCGGTAAATGGAGTTTCCATCTCAGCCGGGGCACATACAACGACACATTCATCATCGTCATCACATACAGTTATTTTTACCATTGTGCCCTCAAAGGAATAAAGTTTCGAGTTCGTTCAAACAGATAAATCTTGTGCCGTCAAGCGTCATATCAAAGGACTTGTGGTGGTGACCAAAAATCCAGAGTTGTGGCCGATACAACTCCCACATGGCTTGAAATGCAAGTTGTGTTCTGGACGATGGAAATAGAGAGTTATGATTATGAATGTAAGGAATCACATCAACAGGACAATCGTGGGTTAGCATGATTTTTGGTTTTGTGGTTTCGAAGGTCTTTGTCACTTCTTCGAATTCTGGAATGCTCAATTCTTCATCCAGCCACCAAGAATGGCCGATAACACGATACATCCAATCAATAGAGAATGCTCCACCGACCATCATCATGTCACCTTCAACATGACCATCCGGAATATATTGAGGCACCATTTTACAAAATTTCGGATTATCATGATTGCCGCGAAAGAAACGAGCATCATATTCCTTCATTTGATCAAACAAATCAGGCGGTGTGGCTCTAAGACCGATCCCAAAATCGCCTATTTGAATGGAAGGCCCGTCATAACTTTGGATTTTTGACAAATACTCTTCATACTTGCCATGAATATCTCCAATAATCATCATTTCACAATTTCCAGAACTTTCACTTTGTCGGCCACGATTTCATTTTCGCTTCGACCAGACAGATAAGCATGAACATGTTTTTTATCGACCTCAGCGATAATAAGACGCGATTTGGTCTTTGCACTGGTAAAACGAGTTGAGAACCATTTGGCCTTTTCTCGATCTAATGTCCAAGACAATCCCTTTTGGTTGGAAGCCCGGTTGACGCCGCGATAGACGCGAATGTTATCTGGAAGGCGAGCTAGATATCCGCGATCCTCTTCGTTCATGACGAATTCTTTGTTTGGAGTTTTGGAGTTCCAGAGACTCTTCCACAACTTTTTGTGTTGCCAAATATTCTCGGAATCAATCCAAACCGATTCCAACATTTGCCAATATTGCTTCGAATTGAGATGAGACATGCATCTGGCAAAAGCCTCTAATCGATAAGGCCGTTCATGCCGGAACACATAACCAGAATAGTTCCCATCCTTCCACAGCTTTTCGGCGCTCTCTTTGATAGCCTTGAACCGCTGATTAATCAGCGCAGCATGTTCTGGATCAAAGGCAATTTCAATAAGTAACGGATGATGAATCATCGGCCCAAAAGGACCGTCTGTTATATGAGGCACCAATTCATCAAGTATTTTTTCTGGTTTGGAAAATAATGCAGCAAGAGCATCCATAAAGGGGTCCTCCAATATTTGGGGTAGGAAATACCTCTTAAATCGAAATCCGTCAAGGCGAGCAAGCCTCTAAATACCAAAGAAATAATTCTAAAGGCTCCAAATCAAGGAGATTTTTCGTGGGCAACCTTGTTTCTCCCGGCATTGATATTGAAGAGTACGATCAAAACCCTATCGTGCCGACCCTCGCCACATCTATGGGTGCCATTGCTGGTGTTTTCCGTTGGGGGCCTTGCTATGAGCGCATTCTGGTCGCTAACGAAGCTGATATCGTCAATAATGTCGGCGCTCCTACCAATCTGAATCCAGAAACTTGGTTCACGATTTCAAGTTATGTGGCTTATGGCGGACAGGCTTGGCTTGTTCGTTGTGCTAACCTCACTTCAACAAACGGTTCAATCGGCGCTCTGACTGCGGTCGCCAATACTTCTGCAGTTTCGAACGCTCTCAATCTTATTGTGGCCAATCATAACGATTACGACACTAAGGTTGGGACTTTTGAATCATCTGCGCTGTTTGTCGCCAAATGGCCCGGTGCTATCGGCAACTCATTGCGTGTGTCAGCCTGCTACGATTCCAATTCATTCACATCTACAATCAACCTTGCTTCAATTGGTCTCGGCACAACAGTCACAATGAACGTTGGCTCCAATTCAGCCTTGTTTACTGTGACAGGAGCAAATGCCGCTGCCGCTAACACGGCAGCTACTACATTGGCTGGTGAATTTGCGGTTACAGACATCGTTGCCATGGGCAATAACGATATCGGCATTCAGTATTTGAAGGTTTCTGAAGTCAGTGCCATTACGGTTGCTGGCAACAATGCTTCATTTACTCTGAATATGCAAAACATCTTGCAGTTGCATACAGCGATTAACGTTGCTACTTCTGTAACTCGTTTCTGGGAGTTCTATTCAGACTTCGGTATTGCACCGGGTCAATCAGCATATCAAGCCTCTTCTGGAAATACCTCAGCCAATGACGAAATGCATCTCGTTGTGGTTGATGACGGTGGCAAGTTTACGGGTGTTCCGGGCACTGTTCTCGAAACATACCGTGGCTTGTCCCGCGCGACAGATGGTGTTGATGCCGATGGTCAGAACAATTATTACAAAGATGTAATCAACCGTAAATCTTTGTATGTTTGGTGGACCAACGACAACACCGAAGCTGTTTCAAATACGGCTCTCAACCTCACATCCAGCACAGTTGATGCTCCACTGACACTTACCTTGCAAGGTGGCGCTGATGGTGCATCTGAGGCCAATGTGGCTGTTTCGGTCATCGCCAGCGGCTATGACATGTTTGCCAATAAGGAAGATGTTCAAGTCGATCTTATCATGGCTGGTAAAGGCATCGGTGGAATCGACGGTTCGCAGACTCCAAATTACATTCTCGATAATATCGCGGGTGTTCGCAAGGACTGTGTGGCCTTCATTTCACCTTCCTATGCGGACGTGGTGAACAATCCTCGGCAAGAGCGCGATGATATCATCGCTTTCAGAAACAACAGCCGTTCAACGTCCTATGGTGTTCTCGATTCCGGTTATAAGAACATGTATGACCGTTACAACGACACCTACCGTTGGGTTCCGTTGAATGGTGACATTGCCGGTCTCTGCGCTCAGACAGACAGAACAAACGATCCTTGGTGGTCTCCAGCCGGTTTCAACCGTGGTTTCATCAAGAATATTGTAAAGCTGGCTTATAGCCCACAGCAAGCCGACCGCGACCAGTTGTATCCGAACAACATCAACCCGGTTGTGACTTTCAGAGGACAGGGAACGGTTCTGTATGGCGATAAGACCATGCTGACCAAGCCTTCTGCCTTTGATCGCATCAATGTCCGCAGACTGTTCATTACACTTGAACGTGCTATCGGACAAATGGCGCAATACAGCCTGTTTGAGTTCAATGATATCTTCACCCAGAATGCCTTCAAGAATTCGGTTAACCCGTATCTGAGAGACGTGAAAGGACGAAGAGGTATCACTGATTATCTTGTTGTCTGTGACTCCACAAACAACACGGCTCAAGTGGTCAATAGCAATCAGTTTGTTGGCTGGATTTTCATTCGCCCGAATTACAGCATTAACTTCATCAAGCTGTCATTCATTGCAACCCCGAATGGTGTTGACTTCCTGACTCAAGTCGGCAGCTTCTAATGTGACCTTCGTGCTACATAATCTCAAAATTGTGTAGCACGAAGCCTTCTAAATACCGAAGGCAAGCCGATGCAAAAATTCAAGAAACACATCAAGAATTCAGATAAATTTCGTTGGGGTCAGAATGACGTCGAGCATCATTCTGACTCTTTGCACGAATTCAAATTGGCAAAAGATGCTCCCGGCAATTTAGCAAATCCGAAGAAAGATCATGTACAGATACCGAACCACAAGAAGGTTCTGCTGCACACAAAGACTTTCATGAACATGCCGACAGTCTTTCTTATAATGAAAAGGATGCAGTAAGCCAATATAAATCCGGTTCAAGCAGCTTCAATGGTCCTTTGAGAAATGCCGTCAAAGAACATAAGCAATTGAAAAAGGCCAAATACAAAGACGATAAATTCACCGCCAAGAAAATGGTTGGTGATCCTCCGAAGGAATCCAAATTTTATCATAAGAGTGTAGTGCCTCACTATGGAACATATGCCGAAGAATACATTCCACATCTCGATAAAGTAACTAGCCATAAAACTGTTGAAGATCATACTACTTTTAGAGGCGGTATTCCGGGCGACGAACATCGTTTTCCAGTAGGTCACGAATTCACCGATCATGGTTATACGGGTACAAGTTTCAGACACCATGTTGCTAATGAATTTGGCAAATCATCAACCAAGTATGTGAAAGGTAAAATATCAAAACCTATCATTCATGTAGTCCATGTTCCTAAAGGAAGCATGGCACATTATCTTGATGTTAAAGGTCCCGATTCAGAACATTCATATCATAGAGAAAAAGAACTTCTGCTTCATCGCGGCACTCGTTTCAAAGTTACACATCACACCGAGACGGACAGACATCATTACATTCATATTCGTGTAAAGAAGCAAGGCATTCGTCCAAAATTCGATGAAGGTCCAAGACGTCAAGACGGTCGCGATCCAAAACAAGGGAAACTCGACTTTGGCAAAAGTTAAAAATTTCCGCAAGTTTCTCGATCTGCTCTTGCAGAAACCCAAGGATCGCTCCGGACATTTTACTTGGAAAGCAAATGATGTCGAACATCATGGCAAAGCAAAAGATCGATCCGGACATTTTCTTTGGCGAAAAGGTGATGTAGAGCATCACAAAAAAACCAACGAAAGTTTGTTGGAATATACTCATGACAAGCCATTGGATAAAAGATTTAATCATCCTGCCAATAAAGATACTTCAACCTTACACGATGATCTGTACAATTCGTTTTCTAAGCATCATGATAAAATGCATGAAGCTGGACATTTTGGTGCCATTCAACGATATAAACAAGATTCATCTGGGCATTACAATGACGAATTGAGAAAATCAAAAGGATTGCAAAGCAACCATTCCGCTGGATTCAAAGAAAGAGTTGCATCTTTGGATAAGGTGACAAGTCATAGGATTCCAATGCCGATGACAACATATCGTGGTGGTATTCCCGGCGATGCAGACAAATTTCCAGTGGGTCATGAATTTACTGATCATGGATATTCTGGCACATCTTTGAATGCATCAACATCAGGTTCCTTTTCCAAAGCAAAAAACGATATTCGTATCATTCACGTTATTTCTATGCCGAAAGGGACCAAGGCCCATTATTTGGATGTTAATCGCGACACTGATCATTCTCATGAAAGTGAAGTCCTTCTACATCGCGGAACAAAATTCAAAGTAACTCATCATTATTCTACTGAAAAAATTCATTACATCCATTCCAAAGTAATTTCGCAGCGCGGTTCTCCGGACGAAGCCAAACCAAAAATCAAAATCAATAATATGCCATCTGATGAGCATCTTGGCCGTTTGAAGCTAAAAGATCGGTTGGAAAAGCACAAATTTTTGAAAAAACACCAGCCAATGGGTTATGAAAAATTCTACAAAACCAAAGATCAATCATAAATAGATAAAAGCCCAAGGAGAAATTTCGGAAATGCCTTTCAATGTAAGCACTTTCAAGTCAAAGGGAATGCAGTTCCAAGGTGCCAGACCTACTCAATTTGAGGTCTACATCTATCCTCCATTCACGACTGCCGCTGCCAACCGAGTCCAATTTACTTGCCGTGCAGCTTCGATTCCGCCTGCTCCACTCGATTCAATTCCGGTGCCTTACTTCGGTCGCCATATCAAAGTGGCCGGTGACCGTGATTTTCCAGACTGGAATGTCACAATCATGAACGATGACGATTATGCCGTTCGCGTCATGCTGGAAAGCTGGAGCAACCGTATCAATTACTTCGTTTCGAACACAATGGATGAAAGCCTGTATCCTGCCGGATATAAAGGAACCGCTCAAGTTATCCAGTATAATAAGATTGGTAATCCAATTCGGGCCTACAATTTTATCGGAATTTTCCCAACCAATGTCGATGCCATTCCGCTCGATTGGGACCAGACCAACACCATTGAACAGTTTGATGTAACATTCGCTTATGACTGGTATGAGCCAGATCAAAGCATTCTTACAACGGCTGATGACTTTACAGGTCTGTCACCAAGCGATGGTGTTGGCACATAAGCCAAACACCCCATATTGCAGAAGAAAGGGGGCTTCGGCCCCTTTTTTATTGTCATAAATACCTGAAAAGGAACATGAATGGCTAATCCGTTATCGAATCTTTGGGGTATCGTCTTCCCCAAATCAAGAGAAGAGGAAGCGGCTGAGAATACGCCTTCCTTCATTCCACCGATCAAAACGGACGGTGCCTTGGTTGTCCAAGCCACACCATCAACTGGCGACGTCTCTGGTTCCTTTGTCAATGCGTATCTTGATTCAGACGGCACCATTCAAAATGAAGCCGATCTCATTACTCGTTACGAGCAAATGGCGCTCAATGCCGATGTGGACCAAGCAATCAAACACATTGTCAATGAAATGGTTGTCAACGAAGACGAGCAAAATGCCGTTGTCGTCAATTTCATGGATGACACCATTCCAAAACGTATTCAAAATATCATTGAAGAAGAATTCAATTACATCCTCAACCTGCTCGAATTCAATACTCATGGATACGAAATTTGCAGGAAGTGGTATATTGATGGTCGTATTCGTTACAATGCCGTAGTTGACCGTAACAACCTTTCACAAGGTATTCTTGAACTTCGATTGATCGAACCCAGAAAAATTCGAAAGGTTCGAGAAATGGAGAAGGTTGCCGATCCAAAAAACAAGAATGTAACCTTGCTTCGTGTCAAAGATGAATACTACATCTACAATGATCGGGGCTTCACGTCCACAGCCTTGAAAGGCGATTTGACAAATCCGGGGGCCGGAACCGAACTTCGTGGTCTCAAAATCAGTAAGGATTCCGTGGTTGAATCAACTTCCGGCCTTCTGGATGAGAATGGTAAGATGGTTCTATCTTATCTGCATTTCGCAATCAAACCTCTCAATGACCTTCGTTATATGGAAAATGCAGCGGTCATTTATCGATTGGTTCGCGCCCCAGAACGTAGAGTTTTCTACATTGATGTTGGCGATCTTCCTTCTGCTAAAGCCGAACAAAAGCTGATGCAAATGCAACAGCAACTCAAGAACAAGGTTCAATACGATCCATCAACCGGCGCTATCACTGATGCCAGAGTGTTTTCAACCTTTACACAAGATTTCTGGTTTGCTCGCCGCAATGGCAGCAAGGGAACCGAAGTCGATACTCTTCAAGGTGGTCAGCAAATTGGTGAAATGGGCGATGTCGATTACTTCCAAAAGAAACTGTACACGTCCTTGAATGTCCCTTTGGGCCGTCTTTCTCCGGAAGCCATGAATTCGTTTGGTATTGCCACTGAAATTTCCAGAGAAGAAGTCAATTTCTCCCGATTTATTGATCGCATTAGGTCTCGTTTCTCTCAGCTTTTCTATCATATTCTGGAAAAGCAACTGATCTATAAAGGCGTCATGACTGCCGATGATTGGCGAGAAATCAAACACAAAATCAAATTCAAATTCGCCAGAGATACTTTCTATGCTGAATTGAAGAATCAAGAAATTACCAAAGCCAGAATGGATACTACCAACATGATCATGCCATTCGTTGGCCGGTTCTATTCTAATGAATGGGTCAGAACAAATATCCTCAATCAGACCAAAGAAGATATTGAAGAGCAAGATGCCTTGATCGCTCAAGAGGCAGAGAACCCACAATATCAGCAATTGATCGATGCCGGTGGTGGCATGGGGATGGGAAATGCTGATGGTGGGTCA